TTTCGCGATTGGAAACAAATCTGGGTTTAATTTCCAGTTTGTCCCATCTGCTACTACAAATAAGTTATCTCTTATATTTGATATGGGTCTATCAAATCCATCTGTTAAGGTATTAGATCTGTAGCCATATCTGCATCCATAACCTCTATATATCCAGTTGCAGTATCTCGATGATACTTCTCTAGCTGGTATATTAACATTTTCTAATTCAAGACTCGAAGCTAACTCAAATTCTACGGCTATTTTGTTTTCTACTATTTTTCTTGATATAAAAAACTTTTCGTCCATTAATTTTGACGTTGGATCAGCTGACCCCCAAGGATTTTTATTATTTGGAAAGTTGACGTCGTCTAAAAACTTAACGAAAGTCCTCCTTCTGATTATTTTTGCGCCATTTAAATTATTATATTTTCTAAGTAAAGAAGACACATACAAACCAGCATTAGAAATTCTAATTTTAGGTCTTGGTAAGCTTTGATCCCCTAACACTTCAAAACCCTCAGATTCTACTGGTATTGATAAATATTCTTGTCCATCAAAAATTATTGGGTTAGATATTCCATTTGTCCCACCATGAAAATAAATTACTGCTTGAGAATCATTCTGGTAGTTGTAGTATAAAGCAAATAAATCTAATAAAGCAGTGGGCTCTTTATTTAAAATCTCAGAAGCTATGTTAGTTGATATGCCTTTTCCCATGTTTTATATTACACATGAATCATTCTTATCGTAAATTCAAACAAACAGACTTCAATGAAATATTTAAAATTTTTTTAAAATTTCAAGAAACAACTAAAATAGAAACTTTTCACAATCTTACCAAAGACCAAAGTGACAATTTTTCTAATATTTTCCTCATGTCAGAGCTAAAAAAACTCTTGTCTAAAACCCAGACGTACGTAGGATTGTGCGAGGGGAAGATTTTTGGGTTTGCCTGCTTTAGTGAAAGCGCCTACCGTTTAGACGGTATCGACCTACAGATAGTGTGCAAAGACCCCAAAAAGCCATTTTCATTTAAAATGAAAGCTTTGCTATTAGAAATATTTAAAGAAGCCAAGGAGGACTTTAAAAAAGACGTTATATTATGCGCTTTGGGCCCAAGATTTAAATTTAGCTCTTATAAAAACTTTGTCATGAGAATATTTAAACCCAAAATTATAAGAAAATCCCATTTTAATAAAACAATAATAATGTTTAATGTTTAGAAAATATACAACACAAGATTATGGATTTGTTTTAAATAGTTTGGTGCATGTCCAAAAACAAATAAACATGGATGTTGCACCAATTTGCGGCAAAAGTATGAGAAATAAAAGAGAAGCTTGCGCTAGATTTCTTAAAAAATTAATTGTGCCCAACAATAAATGCTATATAGCAGAGGAGAATGGAGACCTAATTGGCTTTACTTGTTTTAAGCCTACTGGAAAAGGGACTTGTTTTATAGAATTTTTCGTTAAAGCTCCAGATTTAAGAGTGACGCCAAAGCATGTAAAAATATTAAAAAATCACATACAATCTGTAAAAAAAGAAAATGGATACAAAACAATGTTCGCTATCATTGCTAATAGAAAAAACTATAATCGTTGGTTAGATATATCTAAACGATTTTTAAACCCAAAATCTGTTTCACTGCAAAAAGAAAATCATCATTTATTAGAATTTTGACTTGACTTAGACTCAATTGTGTGTATTATCAATACAAATGACAAAATGGACTGATCAACAAAGAGGGGCTTTTTGGAAAAGAGAAGGCAAAAATGGCAAGTATCTAGCTGGATATGTAACCATCAAAGGTAAACAATACCCCGTTACAGTCTTCCCCAACAAATATAAGCAAAAAGAAACTCAACCAGAATTTATAATTTACGAAACTTTTTCTAACGATGAAAAATAAACAAAATACAGTAATAGAATATCTCCTTCAATCAGAAGATTACGTACCATTCGATTCGCGCGTTCATAAGAGGCTTCATTTTAATATCAGTCGCTTAATTAAAGACGAAATTCGTT